ACACTCAATGGGCCAGAGACCTGATGACGAGCATCGAGCGCGGCGACATCGACCAGATGTCGTTTGGTTTTCGCGTTGTGAAGGACGACTGGGAGCGCAAACCCGACGGCACGATCATTCGCACCCTCAAAGAGGTGCAGCTGTTCGACGTGTCGCCGGTGACGTTCCCNGCGTATCCTCAGACCTCGGTGCAGGTCCGCGATATGCTGCGGNCCCTGGACGAGCCGAGCCGCCCCGAAGGGCACTCGGAGCGCATCAGGCGCCTGCGGCTGAAGTTGGACCTCATCGAGAGGTCGCTATAACACCANCAAGGAGCCGCCCGATAGGGCGGCTTCACTGTTTCGGGAGGGATACACATGGACCGCGAACACATCAACGAGTTGAAGCGGCGTCGCAAGAAGCTGGTCGATGAAGCGCGGCAGATTCTCGACCAGGCCGAGAAGGAAGACCGCGACCTGACCGGCGAGGAGCAAGAGAAGTACGACCGCCTGATGCGCGAGGTTGACACCCTTGGCCAGCGCATTGAGCGGGCAGAGAGGCAGTTGGAGGCCGAGGGCAAGCTGGACCGCGGCTTGNCTGCGCCGGTGGCGCCGGCCCAGCCCGGCGAGGATCCGGCTGACGTGGAGGACCGGGCGGCCAGGCCGCTGGCGTCCCGGGAGTACCGCGACGCCTTCTGGTCCTACATCCGCCGCAGCCTGTCGGGCATGTTGCCCCACGAGGTCCGCACCCTGAACATCGGGACGGACGCGGAGGGCGGCTACCTTGTGCCGGACGAGTTCCAGCGTGAACTGGTGCAGGCTNTGGCCGAGCAGAACGTCATGCGGCAGATCGCTCGGACCATCCAGACCGGCTCTGGCGACCGTCTGATTCCCGTCGTGGTTGACCATGGGCAGGCGCAGTGGATCGGCGAGTCCGCCGCNTATCCCGAGTCCGACGCCGAGTTNGCCCGCGTCACGCTTGGTGCCCACAAGCTGGCTCGCATCACCCGCGTGACCGAGGAACTCCTGAACGACTCGGCTTTCGACATCGCCGCGTTCCTCACCCAGGCGTTCGCCCGTACCTTTGGCGATGCCGAGGAAGCCGCGTTTGTCAACGGCGACGGCAACGGCAAGCCGCGCGGCGTGCTGCTAGACGCGCAGGTCGGTGTGACCGCGGCCGCTACGACCGCCATCACGGCGGACGAGCTGATCGACCTGTTCCACTCGCTCCGGCCGCCTTACCGCGCCCGGGCGAACTGGCTGATCCACGACTCGACGGCCGCTGCGATTCGTAAGCTGAAGGACAACGATGGCCAGTACATCTGGCAGCCCGGCCTGCAGGCGGGCGTTCCNGACATGCTGCTGGGCCGGCCCGTGCGGTACTCGCCGTTCATGCCGACCATCGGCGCCGGTGCGAAGCCGGTCGCCTTCGGCGACTTCAGCTACTACTGGATCGCTGACCGTCAGTCCATCGGCATCCAGCGGCTGGTCGAGCTGTACGCCGGTCAGGGCCAGGTCGGCTTCCGCATGTTCGAGCGGGTGGATGGCCGGCTCGTGTTGCCGGAGGCCGTCAAGGTCCTGCAGATGGCGAGTTGATTGGTCATGCTGGTGCGAGTGCTCAAGAGCGTCGCNGGGCTGGGCTTTGCCCANGCCCCCGGCGCTCTCGTTGAGCTGGACGACGAAGAGGCGCTNCGCTGGATTCGTGGTGGGTTGGCGGAGCCGGTGCGTGAGGCGCCGGTGGAAACAGCGACTGCGGCGCCGCTAGAGCAGGCGGTAGCGCGGTCCAAGCGCCCTGCCGCGAGGCGAAAGGAAGGGTAGCGATGGCTTGGGCGTTGGTGCAGGTGACGGCGCCAGCGGAGGAACCTGTCTCGGTGCCGGAAGCCAAGCTCCATCTGCGGGTTGATGGCGACCAGGAGGACCAGTGGATTGCCTCCGTCATTGCCGTTGCCCGGGAGCACGCTGAGACCATNCTGGGCAGGAGCCTGGTCGAGCGGNCCTGGCGTTTGTCGCTTGATAGGTTCCCTCCCGGTCGCGTCATCCGCCTGCCCAGGCCACCGCTNCAAGNCGTCACCAGCGTGACATACACAGCGCCCGACGGCAGCCAGCATGTGCTGGACGAGGCGCTGTATGACGTGGACACTGCGTCGGAGCCCGGGCGCATTGTGTTGCGACCCGGTGCCTCCTGGCCAGAGACGGCGAACAAGCCGGGAGCAGTCCAGATCGTCTACGCGGCTGGATACGGTGCCGCGGNNAATGTGCCAGAGGCATTCAAGCATGCCATCCTGCTTCTCGTTGGGCACTGGTACGAGCACCGAGAGCAAGTAGTTGTCGGCTCCAATGCCGCCACACTACCTTTTGCGGTTGAGGCGCTGTTGCGACCCCACCGCATTTTCGCGTTCGACCCGGCGGGTGAGGCGGTATGAGTCCGGCTGGAGCGCTGCGNCATCGCATCGAAATNGGCCGCTACGTNGAGGGCCGCAACGANTGGGGTGAACCGGTGCCGGAGCCGGTTTGGCAGCCGGTCGCGACGGTCTGGGCCGCCGTCGAAGCGCTGACCGGACGGCTGTATTTTGAGGCGCAGCAATCCAACGTTCAGAGCGACCACCGCGTGACCATTCGCTACCGGGCCGGTATCGAGCCCGGNATGGTGGTGCGGCATGACGGGCGGGATCTGGAGATCCAGGCCGTGCTGGACCGCGACGGCCGTCGCCGATGGTTGGAGCTTCTCTGCCGTGAGGTGCGCCCGGCATGAGGATGTTAGTGCGATTCCGTGGGCCAAGTCCCGAGGACATCCGCCGCCGGCTCGAACTCATGCCCCAAGAGGTCCGCGGCCAAGCCCTGCGGGACGCAGTGCTTGAGGGCGCCGAGGTCATCCGTGAGCAGGCGGTCGCCAACGCTCGGGCCATTCAGCGCACCGGGACGCTGGCCGGCGACATCCACGCGGAGATCGATGAGAAGCGAACCCGCGACACCCAGGCGACGGCGGTCATCGGCCCGGGCAAACGGGGCTGGTATGGGCGCCTAGTTGAGTTTGGGCACGACATCGTGGTTGGAGGCCGCAAGAGGTCCAAGAAAAAGCCGGCCGGCACGGTCGTCGGCCATGTGCCGCCCAAGCCATGGCTCAGACCGGCTGGCGACGCCAAGCGCGCGGAGGCCGAACAGCGCACCATCAAGGCCCTGCAGAGGAGGCTGGAGCGGGTATGGCGACGGAGGGGGTGACGGTTCGGAGAGCCGTATGGAGGTACCTGAAAGAAGACCCCGAGATTCAGGCGCTAGTCGACGACCGCATCGACTACCAGCGCCGCCCCGACGGCATGGCGTTCCCGTGCATCATCATCTCGACCGTCGACCATACGCCGCGCTATGACCTGGATGGCAGGGCCTGGACCGAAAGCCGGATTACCATCACGNCNATGGCGCAGACAGAGGCCACCGCAGAAACNGTNGCCTCTGNTGTTGAGCGGTGCATGGAGCGGTTTGNAGGTGATNTGTACGGCCTGCCCGTCATCGCCTGTCGCGTTGTTAACTCGTTGCCCATCTACCAAGAGGAAACTGGACACACCCATCACCATGTGGACGTGGTCATTGAGCACAAGGGAGGTGTGTAACTCATGGCCGAGACCACTGGCCTGAGGACCAAGTTCTATCGTTCGGACGACGGCACGACCTGGGAAGAGATTGCCCAGATTGCCAGCATCCAGCCGCCGCAGCCTGAGCGCGAAGTGGCCGAGGTTGATGAGCTGGACCCGCCCGGCGATGTGCGCAAGAAACTGGCGGGGCTTATCGACGCCGGCGAGGTCGTCGTAACTCTCAACTTCGACCACACGAACCAGGGCCACATCGACCTGGAGCAAGACTTCAGGGACGGCACCGCGAAGCACTACCGCATCAAGCTACCGACCGGCTGGGGCTGGACGTTCCAGGGCATCGTTACAGCCTACCAGCCGCAGGAAATCACCAGCGGCGATGTCGTGCAGGCCCAGGTNACCATCACGCNGACCGGCGTGTATACNTTCGGGCAGATCACCACGTANTGACGNAGGGNGGAGGGGCAGGAGTCGATGAGCAGGCCCGTTTGCAATGAAGACTTCTGCCCCTACTGCGGCGATTGCATGGACTGCTACTGGGAGGACCGTTGCTACTGTGACGGTCGCCATCGCCATCACTACGAAATATGG